TGAATTAATGTTCTCGAAATTTGTAGGTAGATTGAGAAAAAGATTCTCAAATTTATTTAATGATATTTTACGCACACAATTATTACTAAAAAATGTCGTTTCCCCAAAAGATTGGGAACAAATGTGTGATCACATTCAGTATGACTTTTTATATGATAATCATTTTGCCGAATTAAAAGAAGCAGAACTACTTACAAACAGATTAACATTAGCAACAACTGTAGAACCATTTATTGGAAAATATTATTCTACGGAGTATGTTCGTAAAAAAATACTACGTCAGACTGATTCTGAGATTATTGAAATTGATCTCCAAATTGAAGATGAAATTGCTAAAGGTATTTTACCAGATCCAAATGCCCCCGTAGATGAAATGGGAAATCCAATCCCACAAGATCAGCAACCGCAAGATATTCAACAAGGAGCAAGTGGAGAAGTACCTATGGAACCATCTGTAGATACTTCCTCTTTAGAAATTCCACAACCTAAAGGTGGGAAAATATAAATAATCGTATAAATATAAAATCAATTTTTATGGAAGAACTTATCGATTTGATTGCTACTGATGAATCACCTTCAAAGGTGTCCGAAAAAATTAAAGAATTACTATATGCAAAAACTGCAAACAGAATAGATGCTGTTCGTCCAGAAGTTGCATCAATAATGTTTGATAATGAAGAGACTTCTGGAGATGATGAATAATGGCTATAAAAATAGTTCAAAACGTCAATAGAATTTCCCCCACAGTTTCTACGGCTGCTACTAGTAATCCTATTGCGTTAAAAAGTGGATATATTAGAGTATCTACTGGAGTCACTGCAGTGTATGTTGAAACTGGTGGTGATCCAATTGTAACCAATAATTCTTTCCATTTGCCACCTTATGGTAGCGAAGTATTGAAAGAAAGAATTGCTAAGCAACAAATTGCAGGTATTACTACAGGAACATCAACTGTAATTTTATTTTCAAATAATGCTGGCAATCCCTTTCTCTTGGGAGATTATGTAACAATTGAAAATGCACAACCATCTGGAATTAATACAGTTCACCAATTAGTTACATCATTGACAGATTCATCAATCACAATATCAGCAAATACATCAAGTATTGTTGGAATAATTACAACTTCAGGATCTACTGTTTCGAGAAGTGTGAAAGTGTCTGCTATTGCTGAAAGTTCTTCGACAAATGTCAGTATAACAGAAATAGTCCAATTAGTTTCCGAATAAAAAAAATGAAACTCATCACAGAAGAAGTATCACAAGTTAAATTTATTACTGAAGGAAAAGGATCTCAGAAAAAACTGTACATTGAGGGAGTTTTCCTTCAAGGTGATATTTGTAACCGTAATGGAAGAATGTATCCAATGGATACTCTTTCTCGTGAGGTAAAGAGATATACAGAGTCCTTTATCAATAAAGGTCGTGCTCTTGGTGAACTAGGACATCCTGATGGACCTACAGTAAATCTAGATCGTGTTTCTCATAAGATTGTTTCCCTCGAACAGAATGGAACAAACTTTAGAGGAAAAGCACAACTTCTTGAAACTCCTATGGGTAAGATTGCAAAATCTCTCATTGATGAAGGAGTAATGCTTGGTGTTTCTTCTCGCGGTGTTGGATCATTAAAAATGACCAATGAAGGTCATAAAATTGTTGGTGAAGATTTTATGTTAGCAACCGCTGCTGATATTGTTGCTGATCCTTCTGCTCCTGATGCATTTGTTCAGGGAATTATGGAAGGCAAAGAATGGATTTGGGATGGAGGAATACTTCGTGAAAAACTCCTAGAATCTACAAAACGTAGAATTAATACTTTAGTAGATGAAAGAACTCTCAGTGAACATAAAGTTAATTTATTTCAAGAGTTTCTTTCAAATCTTTAAATTATAAATAAATATAGATTATAACACAATCAATCTAAAATGTCCGTTGGTAGAAATTTACAAGAAATGGAAAACGTAGTAACCAAAGGGGCTGCATCTGCCGAACCAATGCACAACATTGCACAGAATCCTTCTGGCGTAATGATTCCAGGACAAACTGGTGCTTGGGAAGACTTAGGCGGTCCAACTCCACAGAATTATCGCCCAGATGATAGTTCCGCAGCATTAAGAACTCCTGGAGCAACTCTTGCTCAAGTTAAGAATGTAGTTAATGCAAAAGCTAGTGCTGCAGAAGGCCCAAGAACTTCCGCTACTCCTGTTGCTGCTCCAGGTCAAGGTGTGAGAGAAGAGACCGAAGATGATGAAGATCTTATTGATGAAGAAGAATTTGATGAAGATGAAGAAGTAGTTTCTGAAGCTTCTGAAGAAGACGAAGACGAAGAAGACGAGGACGAAGAAGAGGAAGAAGATAAGAAAAAAGGTAAAAAGAAAGTGGAAGAAGAGTTCGACATCGAAGAAGATGTAAATGCTCTTCTTGCAGGTGAAGATCTTTCTGAAGAATTCCAAGAAAAAGCACGTACTATTTTTGAAGCTGCTATTAAAACTAAAGTTAGTGAAATCAAAGAGCAACTTCAAGAAACCTACGAAAATGCTTTAATCGAAGAAGTTGAATTTATCAAGGAAGAATTAACTGAAAGAGTTGATTCCTATCTTGAGTATGTTGCTGATGAATGGATTCAAGAAAATGCTCTTGCAATTGAGCAAGGTATTAAAACCGAAATGACTGAATCATTCCTTAATGGAATGAAGCAACTTTTTGAAGATCATTATGTTTCAATCCCTGAAGATAGATATGATGTAATCGAGAGTATGGTAGATAAACTTGATGAAATGGAAGAAAAACTCAACGAGCAAATCGAAAGAAATGTTGCTCTTAATAGAAGATTAGCAGAGTCAGTTGCTGATGTAATTTTTGCTGAAGTCGCTGAGGGTCTTGCACTTTCTCAGAAGGACAAACTCGCTTCTCTTGCAGAAAATGTTGAGTTTGATAGTGAAGCAAACTATCGTGAGAAACTGGTAACTCTGAGGGAATCATACTTCCCAACAAATACTGGTACTCAAAAAGATGACTCCGAAAGTCTGTCTGAAGATGCAACCCAAGAAGGGGCAGTTAAGTCTGTATCACCAATTATGGAAGCATATCTTCAAACACTCACTAGAGTCGCTAAAAAGTGATTTATAGATCATAAAGTCAAACAAAACTTTTTAAAGAGGTAAAAATCAAATGCAGATGTACAATACGGAACAACTGCAGGAGAAGTGGGCACCGATTCTGGACTACTCAGGACTCGATGAAATCAAAGATTCACATCGTAGAGCGGTAACTGCCATCCTGCTTGAAAACCAAGAAAAAACTATTCGTGAAGAGCGTGAGTTTCTTTACGAAGCACCAACCAACTTCACCAGCACTTCAACTGGTACTGGAACTGGTCTAAGCGGCGCTTCAACCGGAGCACTACAAGGTTTCGACCCTGTACTGATCTCCCTTATCCGCCGTTCAATGCCTAACCTGATCGCTTATGATCTGTGTGGCGTTCAACCAATGAACGGTCCTACTGGACTCATCTTTGCAATGCGTTCACGCTATAAGACTCAGAGTGGCGCTGAGACCTTCTATGATGAAGTAGATTCAGCATTCTCCGGTCAAGATAGCGGATTCAACAACACCAATGGTTGGACCAATGGTGCTGTTGGTATGGGTACCACTGCTCAGCAAGGTAGCAACCCAGGTCTCCTGAGCCCAACAAACCAAGGAACAAGCCCAACCGATTATAATGTCGGTCAGGGCATGAGAACTGACGAAGCAGAATCGCTTGGCGAATCTGATCAGTTCAACCAGATGGCATTCTCGATCGAGAAAGTCACTGTAACCGCTAAGTCACGTGCTCTGAAAGCTGAGTACTCACTTGAGCTTGCTCAGGATCTGAAGGCAATCCACGGTCTGAATGCTGAGGCTGAACTCGCAAACATTCTCTCAACTGAGATTCTTGCTGAGATCAACCGCGAAGTTATCAGAACCATCTATAAGATTGCTAAGCCTGGTGCTCAAGTTAACACCGCTACCGCTGGTACTTTCGACCTTGATGTTGATTCCAACGGTCGTTGGTCGGTTGAAAAGTTCAAGGGTCTGATCTTCCAAATCGAGCGCGATGCAAACGCAATTGCACAGCAAACTCGTAGAGGGAAGGGTAACACTATCCTTTGCTCTGCTGACGTTGCTTCGGCACTTGCAATGGCTGGTGTTCTCGATTATACCCCTGCACTCAATGCTAACCTGAACGTTGATGACACTGGCAACACCTTCGCTGGTGTTCTCCAAGGTAAGTATCGCGTATACATTGACCCATATTCGGCAAACGTTGCTGCTAACCAGTTCTACGTTGTTGGATATAAGGGTTCTAGCCCATATGATGCTGGTCTGTTCTATTGCCCATATGTACCTCTTCAGATGGTACGTGCCGTTGGCGAGAACACCTTCCAGCCTAAGATCGGCTTTAAGACCCGTTACGGAATGGTTGCTAACCCATTCGCTGAGGGTCTTACCGCAGGTGCTGGTGCTCTGACCACCAACGCCAACGTATACTACAGAAGAGTTAAGGTTGCTAACCTAATGTGAGTTAGTTCACAACTCGATTCAGAGGGTCTTCGGACCCTCTTTTTTTATCTAAATACAAATAAAAGATTATGGCATCTGCTTTCAATAAGCAAATACAAAATAGAAATTTTTTATCACCTGTTGGTTTTAAATTCACTCTATCCAAAGAACCAAAGGTTACTTTTTTCTGCAATTCTGCTAGAATTCCAGAAATTACATTATCACTAAATCAACAACCAAGTTACTTAAAGGATATTGATGTACCTGGTGATAAACTTCAGTATGGAGATTTATCTTTAAGATTTTTGGTGGATGAAGATATGGTGAATTATATGGCAGTTCATAATTGGTTAACTGGACTTGGTTTTCCAGAAACAACTCAGCAATACAGAGATTTATTAAGCAATGAAACTGATGTTACCCGAGATTTAGATTCAAAAAAAGCATTTAGTGATGGAAGTCTTTATATTTTGGATAGTAGTTATAATACAAGTGCAATTGTAAAATTCAAAGACCTATTTCCAATTTCATTATCATCTTTAGAATTCGATTCAACACTAACTGATGTTCAGTACTTTACAGCGGACGTAGTTTTCAAGTATACTATCTACAATATCAATACAGCAGTATGAACCTTGATGAAATTCAGGAAATGTGGCAGAGAGATTCTGTCATAGATCCTGATAACTTACACGATGAATCTTTAAAAATTCCCCAACTTCACGCCAAGTACTATACAATCTATAATACGATTACTTTGTTGCGCGAAAAGGCAAGAGAGTCTTTTAATAGAGTTAAACTTGAACGATACAACTACTACACTGGAAAGGCGCCTATAGAGGTCTACGAAGAAGAACCATTCCCATATAAAGTTAGGGATAAAGAGGCGTTACAGAGGCATATGGATGGTGATGAGAAGTTAAGTAAGATAGAACTCAAGATAAGATATTACGATATTATGTTAAAGTTCTTAGAGGAAATTATTAAGACAGTTTCAAACAGAACATATCAAATCAAAAATGCTATTGAATGGCACAGATTCCAAGCGGGGTTCAATTGACCCCGTTTTTATTGCCAATAAATATTTTTGTATTGATATGAACGTATGTCACATTTGGTTATATCGAAAAAGAATGAGG